GTGTCGGATTTCATCGATCAGGTTCATCTCCTCCTTACGACAGCGTGGAAGCCATTCCTGCTGTGCCTTGCGGCCCTTGTTACCGCGACTTGGTTCATCAGCAGCAAGTTCTATGATCGGGAGATCGCGACGCTAAGGACGGAACGAGATAGCGCGCGCTCCGAAGTAAGCGAGCTGAAGGCGAAGGCCAAAACCGGCCAACCTACCAGTGCAGCGCCCGCGGACGATGAAGGACCGCTGGTCTGGTTCGCGAATATCTCTATGGAAGGCGGTCCCTTAACCGGCAGGAACGTGTTCGCCCTCACGATTTTTGGGCAGAACAAGTCTGCGGGGCCAGTGAAGCTCAAAACGGCTAAGCTGGTGTCAGGGGTGGATGGGACGGCGGTGGACCTTGAGATTCTTGCTGGCGATGAGCTCCTGTCGCTCGACCGCGTCGGCCTCATCCCATCCCGTGCGCCAATAAGGCTGATTGCCAAATTCGGGCCGCCGGATCCAAAAGCGCCTGGCAAGATACTCGGCCTTGAACCGAAAGCCTTTGCCGAGAAGTGGCGGAACTTCACTTTCAAAGCGGAAGACGAAAAACGGACCTACGAATTCCCGGTTTCCGAAGATCTTATGGCGACCTTTCTTCCGAGCATAGTTGGCCCGCGCGTCACCAAAATCAGTCCTCAATGATCACCGCCTTGAGCTGAACGCTTCGGCAGCCTCTTCCTGGAAGTCCGGATGGTGGTGGCCGTAATTGTCCTGCAGCTGCTCCAGTGTCATGCCGAGCCAGCCAGCGGCCTGCCAAGGATCCGTGCCCTTCTGCATGACCCACGTCGCCGCCGTGTGTCGCAGGATATGGCGGACGACATCGGCGCCGAGCCCGGCGTCCTCGACGATGCTGTCCCAGGCCGATTTGATCTTCTCCGCATACTGCTCGCCGTCAGCGCGGTGAATGACGAACAGAACAGGCTTGCGAAGTTCGTTCGCCAGAGCGGTATCGAGTCTGTGCCAGCGTGCAAGGTGTGGGCGCAGACGGGTCGCGACTTTTGCCGGCGGCCGCCGCTTCTTCGTCTGAAGCTCGTCCGGACCGCGACCGTGATAGACCCATCGATTGCAGTCCATCCATGGATGAGTTGTCGTCGCCATCCATTGTGTGCGTCGAATCGTTTCTTCGCGGCGTGCGCTATAGACGCCCATGAGGAAGAAGCGAGCGGTGGGCCGGCGGCGGGTGATGACCCAACTGGGGCGGCGATCGAGCCCGCCATTTTCTTTACGCTTCCAGGTGTCCCGTTCGCGATCCCATATAAATCCTAGGGCGGCGCCTAGCAGTCGAGCAGCTTCGGAACGAAGCAGCCAACGCTCGCGGCCTTTCCGCTTCTCGGGAAGAGTGATTTTGGGCACAGCATCGAGGGTGTATTCGGCATGATATACGTTGATCGCTGAGCGCAGATCCTCAAGGTGACGCCGTGCTGTCTGGTCGGAGATGACTCGGCGCTTGTCGAGATCGCGCTTCTTGTTGCGATCATTCTCCTCGCCGATGCACCAATCGACGTAGTCACGGCACAACTCGCCCTTGATCTCCCCGACCTTGTAGCGGCCGAAGAACATATTGATGCTCGACAGGCGAATGACGAGTTCGTCGTGCCGGCGGACGATCTTGCGCTCGTCGTTCGAAATGGGCTGGCCGGCTTCGATGCGACCCTTCAGTTCATCGAACCGCTTCGGCAGCTTCGCCTCTTCGTAATAGCCGACAACGTCGGCGATCAGGAGGGCAGTGGGATTGCGAGTGCCGACTGTGGAGGTATGCTTGTTTGCGAGATAGGCTTCGAGCGCGCGCGCCGCTCCTTCAGTTTCGTCGCGAGCGCAGCCTGTGCCGCTTTGCCGTCCCCGATCGAGGATGTACCAGTAGCCCTTGTCGGGTCGGTAGAAGAGTCGGGGAGGACTCGCTTTTCGGCCAGGCATGGTCTCACCAGGGCTTTCACGGCACGAGGGGTCGTCAAATCTTTCCCTGCGACCTTGGCCACGGCCAGCTTGCCGGTCCGGATCGCGGTACGCAGGGAAGAGAGGGTTAACGGCCCCTCAGGAAAGAACAGCTGGATCGCCTCCGCAAGGGTCATAGCCTCATCGTCCGCCCAATCGGACAGATTTGGGCGGCTTTTGACCCGAGAAAGGCGATCCCTGGCCCTTCGCATTACGCGCTCGCGCGCCGACTGGGCGAGCTAGCCGTAAGCCCATCTACTTCATTAGCGTCGGCACAGTGCTCTTCGGGCTCAGGAAACGTGTGGTCTCCGGCAGACGCCGCCGCCTCCCACTCGTCGCGGAGGGCCAGCGCTTTCTGCTCGACCTCGTAGACCATGAACATCAGTTGGTCGCCGGTCTTCTTCAATTCCGCCATGGCCTGCTTTGCAGTCCATGCCGTTTTCTCGACGTTGATGGCCTGGTTGCCGTAGCTTTCAACCAGAGTGCCGGCGATCGAGGTCAACTGCACTAGATCGGCAAGGCCGTATTCCAGCCGCTTCATCGCGGCCAGCACTGCCATGTCACCGGCCAGTATCTGAGCGGCGGTCCGTGAGACCTTCCGGGGATGGCCGATCGATGAGTCCTTTTCGGGTAATTGCAGCATCAGCGCACCCCCTTGATGGGATCGGTTTCAGGCATCGCGGCCACCGCTTCAACGACCGAGATGGATTCTTGCAGCTTGTGCCCCATCATGATGGCACACGAGAATAACGCTTCGGCCATGAACTGTTTTTCGATGTGATTGGTCGGCTGCATTGACTTCAGGTGATCGGCGACCAAATACGCCTTGCTCCACGCCCTGGCATATTCGTCTTCCAGTATCTGGACCTGATCAACGTAGGGCTGGTTCATCATTCGAATGAACAGCTCGGCAACGTCTTTGTACGCAGTGAACAGCGCTACCATTCCACGAACGTCGTTGGCAGAGCGCAGGCGGAATACCTCAGCCAACAGGTCAGGCTCGAAGCCGAGCGGCCCGATGTTAGAATCGATGAGATCGAGAGAAGAGGACGTTATTTGCGAAGATAGGCGATGACTTCTTGGAGCCATCGGAGTGATCTGCGGCGGGTTTGCCGATTGCTGAAGCATCAGGGTAACCTCCGACGGCGCGCGGCCGTCACGCTCCGCTGAATTGCGGATTTTGAAGCGACGGCGATTAGTGGCGGTCGAAGATACTGGCGTTCGGATCGTGGAAGAGTGTGCTGCGGCTGGCTCCGCGGAGTAGATTTCCGTTCTCAAGCTGCTCGACGAACTTTGCGCTGAGATCAGATTCCGGCTGCTTGATTGCCGCTGCCGCGATGGCAATGCCGACGATCACAGACTGCAGGCAATCGCCGATCTGCATCATGAAGCCGAGCGCAATGTTATCGATGCCCCGCGAGGTCTTCGGGGTCTTTCCGGGATCACGACCAGCCTTCGCCATATCAGAAATGATAGTTGCGAGTGACGACGCGCCTGCGTTGAACATCAACATTGGAAGAAAGTCGCGAGCATAGGCCTGGCCGGTTGCTAGATCGGTCGCATAGTCACCAGTCGGTGTGACATTCCACCATGAGGTGGGCTCGGCGCCTTGTCCATTTTTGAAGAAGGGGAGGGCGTCGCGTAGCTGTTGTAGTTCAGAGTCCTTTGCCTTGCGGCGGGGCTTCGGGATTGCGGTTTGGCCTGCGAAGTCGATGATGGGCGTCTCGGTAGCGGATGCGTGGATACTAGTCATGTCTGTTTTCCCCTTGTTGATATCGCGCGGATGTCCCGACCGAATTTCAGGGCGAGGTGAGTGAGACCCTTGGGTGTCAGGTGGACCTGTTCCTTCAGAACCTCACTCCCATCGTCCTGCCGGACGGGGTGATACTTATGCACGAGCAAGCTGGCGGCGATCTTGTCAGCGTAGCCGATGTCGCGCTTGGAGCCGCCGCGGCGGAAGATCCAACGGTGGGTGCGGAGCCAGGCGAACAGGTCTTTGATTGGCATTTGCAGCTGCTTGGCCGCGTCGCTGATCAGGATCATGCCGTCGGTGTCGGCAAGGAGGTCCAGCGCGACAGCCTTCGGCGCCATCGTGCCGATCAGCGCTTCCTGCACTTCGATTGTCTCGACGGCAGCGGCGAGCTCGCGCAGCGCCGCCGAATAATTGGCGGGAAGGCGAGGGGAGCCGGCCTCGAGCTCCATCCAACGATCGATGATTTTGGCGCGTACATCGGCGTTGTAGCCGGAGACGACGACTAGCGTGTCACGCTTGGTCAAGTCATAGACGGCGGTGGGACGGCCACCGCCCTCAGGGCGATGTTGTCGCGTAGTTTTACGACTTTCCCGTAAAACTCCGGTGGCAAAGAGGCGCTCAATCGTCTCGACCACGTCGTTATGCCGGGCGCCGCAGATCTCGGCGATATCCCGGCTCGACATGGTCGGCGCGCCGGTGGCGCGGCTCGTTAGGCTGGCGGTAACGGCTGGAAGGTGAAGCGACAAGGCGGCGGCTCCCGTTTGAGTGGAAGCAAATTAGCGCCGCTAAAAGAAATGTAAAGAGCTAATTTGCTCTTTTTGTCTTTCATAGCCTGGAATGGTTTTGGATGCTTCCCGTAATTATGCCCAGCGGGCGCTTCAATGGTGGCAATGCATTGAAATCTATATGATCTGCAGGACCTAAGTGTACCTCGGGAATACCGCTGTCGCCGTTGATGGGCACTATCCACAAATCTCCAAGCGGGCTATCCGCGATCCGTCGGATGGTAATTTCCACGGTGGGCTGTTCGCTCGCTCTATCGCTTTGAGTGCGCGACATCGTCACGAAGTCACCGGGCTTAGGTCTGATTAGATCTTGGTTTCTCAATATCGTGCTGATGACGACCGTGCCTTTCGGGAAGGCCGAAACAGCGTGATCGTCGTCGACTTCAAATCCAACATTTAAGAAACGGAAGTAGGGGGTGAGAATTGGGACGCGCACGTCATACAGCGGGGTTCGCCATTCGTTAAACTCGTATTTGTTGGCAGCGATACGGCCATTGACCCAGACTTGCACGAGCATCATCTCGGCGTCATGGCCTATATGTTTTGGTGTAAAGTCTGGAGACTGCTCTATGCGCCTGGCCGTGGCGACGAGCGCGCCGATCGTTCGGGCGCTTAATGTTGTTTCATCGCTGGACCGGAGAAAGCGGTTGACGGTCGATGCCGCAAGTCCGGATGCTTTGGAAAGCTCAGTCGGCGGTACTCCCAAATAGGCGCAAGTCATCTGCACCCAATTCCGCAGGCCTGTGGGTGTGTGGTCGCGCGGTTCCACAACACCGGAAGGCGTTGGCGGTATGGACCAATCCGGCGTTTTGCCTTCGTGGAACTTGTTCAAAGTATCGTCTCCAGGTCTCTTAGAGAGCGTTAGCACGAGGTTGGGTGGGTCTGCGCATTCAAATTAGCTCTTGCAAAAGATCTTTAAAGAGCTAATTTGCTCCAATGCGCGATTTTCAAAGGGCAATGGTTACGATTGAGGAAACGGCGCGCGCCGCGCGCGTGCCGATCAAAGACCTGTGCCGTGACGCAGGCATCGCCACGTCCAATTGGAGCCGCTGGAAGCGGGGCACCAGCCCAACCTTTTCAAAGTGGGAAAAGGTCCAAGCGGCAGTCGCCCGACTCATGCCCGTCGCCAATGCTGCCCCCGCCCCGACTTCCGCGGATAGTCCAGGCCAAGCGGTTGGACCATCGCCCGATCCCATTTTCGAAGCCGAACATCCGTCTTCGCCCGCCGAACCCGAACAAGCGGGGGCGGCATGATCCAAGGTGCTCTCAAGTTCGATCTACCGAAACTTCTTGGAGAGATCGGCCACCATTTTGCGGGCTTTGGCCTGTGCATCGTCGAGGCCTTTAAACAGCTTCTTGGCGTCCGGGCGTATCGTTTTGCCGCAGCCGGAGCAGTCATACTCCGTATCACTTCGAAGGGACGCGAGACTTCTAGTCGCTTTCTCGCCGCAGTCCGGGCAGGGAATTTCAATCGACTGGCCTTCGAACAGGTCTTTGGACATAGCTTAAACTCCCATGGTGCCGCATGAGCGGGCATCTAACGATTTCACTGGACGCATCGCCGTTCAGGGGCGCACTGCGCGAACTCACGCTACTTCTTGTCGAACGCCCCAAGGACATTCTGCCAGGCCTCGTCGAGGTTCTCCATGTCCCGCTTCGACTCTGCGTGATCGAATGCGATGTGCTCCCCGCAGCCCTCACAGGCCATGCCCGTTTGGTCATGAAACCATCCGAGCGTCTTCTGATGCTCGTGGCTGCATGCAGGACAGGGAAGGATGATGTCGGCGTCGTCGAAAATCTTCTCGGGCATAACACAGTCTCCGTTGGTTCGGTTGGCACCACCAACGAGGGGTGTAAGCCGGGTGAGTCGCAAGGCTCATCCGGCGAACGTCCCGGTAATACACATGGGCGCTGCAGCATCAGTGAAGCGTCCAGCCCATCTCTTTGTAGTACAGCGGACCGTGTAGCCGGATCATCTCCTGATCCCATGCCTGATACCGCGCGACGGCAGCCAGGGTGTGACCCTCGGCGGCCAGCGTCCGAATCCGGGCGGGCGGTGTGATGACCAGTCGTCGCAATGTCACAAGCTTCTCCTTTGCCACCCGGCGACGGACAGACGCGCCGGGGTGGTGCGCGCCTGTCCGCCCTCGTGCGCCTGGTAGGGCCGGGGCTCACCCTGCAGGCAACAGTTTCCCGATCGCAGGATGGCTTACGCCGCTGCGGTGGGGCTCTTCTGAATTCTCGTGTTCCTCAGCAGCTGCCGTCGCTGTCGCCAAACTTTGTCGGCGTGCTGCCTGATCGCTTGTTTAGTTCGTGTTGCGTTTCGTAGCGCCTTTCGTCCCAGACATAGGGACACAAGGCATGTCGGAAAAATCCGAAAAGTCGTCGGAAGCCATGGGTGAACTGCTTTTAGCCGAAGCCTCAGATCTATTACGGCAAGTCGCCGGCGATCGCCGTGCCGACGAGTCGATGAAGGCCGTGCTTCGGCGGGTAGGCCGGGACGTCAAAGACTGGACGGCATCTCGCATCAAGGACGTTTGGTATCGCGACCCGCGCGTCAGAATTCGCGCAAACGAGGTCGAATATTTACGAGCGCTGGTTTCTGAGCGCCAAGAACCGAAAGCGGAAGTTGATGAACTGGTTACGCTCCGCACGCGCATCGATCGGCTGGAAAGCCTCCTCGCGGCAACCGCTCCGGCGAACGCTCGCCCGCGCGTGTCTGCGCCTCGGCAGCAATTCCGCGCAATGGGCGGAGAGCCTGGCCTTGTGGATTGATCCGACAATAGAAGCTGAAGCGTCCGCCAAGCGCGGGACGGTGGAGGACGCGGACAATGAGTGAATCGAGCAAACCCGCCGGTAAGGTGATTCATCTTCGATGCAGCGAGGCTGTCGCCGTCGCACTCGGAGCTGTAGGCGCGTCAATTTCAGTGAAGGATCTTCAACGAGAGTGTTGGGCCCGGCGCATATCGCACACGGTGATCGCCATCTTCACCGATGCTGGCAACGACTACTTTTGGCATTGCGATGCGGAGCAGAAAGCCTGATGGCTCGAATCCGCAGTGTATTCCCTGGGCTGTTTACCGACGAGGCGTTCGCCCCGCTGTCGGATGCTGCGCAGATCATGCTGATCGGTCTCTGGACCGAGGCAGACGACAACGGCGTGTTCGAATGGAAGCCTGTCGGCTTGCGCATGCGCCTGCGCCCGTCGAAGGACGGTTCGATCGAGCCCATGCTCGCGGAGCTCGCCGAGGCCAACGTCATCATGGCGTTCGAAGTGAGCGGCAAGCGCTACGGCGCAGTGCGGAATTTCAAAAAGTATCAACGGCCCAAGAGTCCGAAGGCCATTTATCCGTGCCCGGACCACATCAACGACTATGTGAGTGGAAGTGGTCACGCATCAGCCGTGACGGAAGGAATGGATTTCCCTCGCGATGCAACCGCGGCGGAGCGAAAAGCACGCCAGCGCAAGAAAGAGAAACGGGAGAACCGTGACGACGGCGGAAATAGTCACGCTTCATCCGTGACGGACGTAGAGGAATGTCACGGTCCAGCCGTGACTGATTCCGTAGATCAGGAAGTTGTCACGGTCCAGCCGTTACCAATTCCACAAAATGGAGAAGTGTCACGCCAGAGGGAGGAGGGAGGAGATAAAGGTAAAGGGAAAGAAAGTAAGACCCCCAAATCCCCTTCGGGGATTTCTCCCCCAATCGAAAAAAATGTGGTCGCGAAATCGAAGCGGGCAGCGAAGACGGACGTCCCCACGGACGCAAACCTCACGACCCTCAGCGAATACTTCCTCGCGTATGCCCTTCGGCAACAGGTGCCAGATGGCCCCGGCGAGCTAGAGCAATTCCTCGATCACCACCGCAAGCACGCCAACGTATTTGCGGATTGGGAGGCGGCAGCGCGCACATGGCTGCGCAACAGCCCCAAATTCCGAAAGCCCGGCCGGAGCCTCGCCACCGGTGGCCAGCGGCAAGACGGCGGTTTCACAGATTTCATCATCAAACAGCACGCGGAGCGGTCCAATGGCGCAAACACCATCGATCACGACGATCTCGAATTCGCCCCCCGTTGACCACGAGGTGGCGCGGGTGATCACCGCGTTGCGCTCGTCGATGCGCGACGGCAATTGCCTGACCGAACCGCTGTCGCTGACGACACGAGGAAGGCTCAGCCATCGGTTGGCGCTGCTCCAGGCATGCACGGAGCAGGCCAGCGGCGATCAAATCCGGCTGGAGATTGCGAAGCTGATGGCATCGTACCCATCGCTGCGAGGAGCATCAGCCAACGATGCCGCTGCGATGGTCTTCCAGTATTCTGAGGCGCTCGCCGGCGTGCCGCTGTGGGCAGTTCGGGACGCATGCGGAGCCATCGCGCGCGGCTCCGTGAAGGATGTGAATCCGGACTTTGCCCCGACATCCGCACGGCTGCGTCAGATCGTAGACGGCATCACGACGGCGGCGCACCTGGAGGCCAAGCAGATCGGGGTCATCCTCGAAGCGCCTGTGGTGTTGCCGGACGATGATGAAAAGGCCGAGGCGGTGCGGAAGGGCGTCGGCGACGCCATGCGGGCTCGGGCAAACGAGATGCGCGAAGCCGATGAAGCGCTGCGCCGTCCGGTGTTGGTGCCGGAGGGCGGCGGCTTCAAGGCACCTTCGCCAAAAGACCTCTCCGAAATTTACAAGACGCGCCGGTTACCGGGCCTCCCTGTCCGTAACGTTACGCGTAACGACGACCGTAACGGTCATGCAACGGTCGACGAGGAATACGCCGACCACCTGCGCGATGCGGTGGGCCAATGAGCGACCCTAAGATTTCGATGGATGATGCCACGCGCCTTAAGCGCATGATCAACGACTGTGCTGACCTTCTGATCGAGGAGGGCTTCGCAGCCGTTCATATCGGCACCGTGATGGCCGCTGTGGGTGCGGCGATGGTCAAGGCGAGCGGCGGCGACGTCGACAAGGTCGTCGAGGATCTGCGCCAGGCAGTAGCGGACGATCGGAAGAGCAATTTGCAATGAACGGGCCAGCAAAGATGAAGCAAACGGCTAGCAATACTACGCGGGTGAAGACGCCGATTGACGTCGAATTGGCGCTGCGCTGGGCCTGGCGCGACGAGCTGTCGAAGCGCGCGACCTCTGCGGCTGAGAGCGTTTGGGACCGGATAGAGGACCTCGGCCGGCATGGTGGCGTCGATGTCGACGATAGCAAAGCTTCATCGCAACGTTATGCCCACATCGGCGAGCCGGATCCTGACGCGCTGGCACTGGAACAAGCTGTGGCCAAGCTCGAACCCGTAGTCATTGATTGGTCGAAGAGCCTGGATGCTATCGCCGGGCCTCTGGCTGGATTGGTCTCGGTCAACGACTTCAAGCGCCATCAGCCGCGCACGCCTAAGGCTGGCTGGGGCAAAGCCGGTGATCGTGCGCTTCGTGGCTGGTTCGGGCCCGGTGGCGAGCGTCCGCTGAAGGATCGCCCGCGCGACATCATGATGATCGGCACGTTCCAACCGAAAACTTTGCTGACGGTGCATGCTGCAGGTGCCAGCCGGCCGGATTGGAGCGACGAAGAGCCAAAGCCGACCCGCGTACTCTCGACCAATGGCAAGAACGCCAAGGTCGAAGGCAAGTGCGAAGCTCGGGATCGGTATTCGCTCGGAGCGTTCTGTCCGCTCGAATGGGACCCGTCTCCGACGTCTGTGATCCTTGCGCGCGCGGACTACGTCGTCTGGTGGGAAGCGCTGCGGCAAATTGCCGAGACGGTGGAGTTGACGAGGTTCACGCTGCTGCCGCCGTCCGCGCCAGCAGAGCCATGGTTTGGGGAACTGGACAACGTAGGCGACGTGATCACCGTGCCGCCCGAGGGGCCCGTGCTGCATCTGCCGCTCACGCCGACGCGCGGCCGGATGTTGGCCCCGTTCAGGCGCCCAGCTGCCGGGCCGGTGTATCACCTGATGGAAAACGGAAAGTTTCGGGAGGGCGCTCAATGAACAAGCCACGTCAGCCGCTGCTTTTGCGCCTCGAGTTCAATTTTGAGATCGAGCACGCGGGATATGCCCTGAAGCCGATTGAGCGCTCGATCTATCGTGATTTCTGGAAATGCTCCCATGGGAAGCGCTCCGTCGTGTTTGTGATTGTCACGCAGGAATCGTCGCGCGAACTGGTCACCAGGCTGAAGCTCGACGAGGTCACGGCCTTGGAGGACTATTGCTGCCACGTCGCACCGATCGGCGCCATCAGCAAGCACGGCGGCATGAGCACATTACACGATGCGCTCAGGAAAGCTTGGGCCGATGTCGGCGAACGGCGGTCTCTTGCCTATCGCGACCAGCGAAAGCGCTTCAACCCTCGGACAGAGACTAGGTTTGATGACCGAGAATATGGCGCTTTGCGCAAGAAGAGGGTCTAGTATGAGCGGCAGCGATGCAGATGGCGGATCGTTCTGTCAGAAAAAATCGAAGGGCTGCAGTAATGATCGATCTAAACTGGCTTTCCAAAGAGGCAGAAGCTTTAATCAAAAAGGCTGAATGCAGCTTTCTGAGACGCGTTGATGGGTATCAACGTCATGGCGTGAGATTCAACGTAAAGGGCCCCCGACTATGGGTTGAGGGATCTGATGTCTGGATTGAGATAGCAGAATCTGTGTGTGCCTACCCAGATCAAGCGCTATTCCAGTTGGGTCACGAAGTGATCCATTCATTATCGCCGTCTCATACAAACGATGCGTCATTGCTTGAGGAAGGTCTTGCTGTTTGGTTTAGCTTGCATGGACCGTCATATCAAAACGCTGGCTATAAATCGATAGCGACCAGTTACATCGAGACAGACAAAGAGGCGGAATCTTACCGCGAAGCTTTGCACCTTTACAACGAGGCTCAACTTTACACTTCGTCTGAATGTGTGAAGGCGATTCGCAGTGAAGACATCAACCTCCAGAATTTGACGTTGTCATCTTTGCAGAAAGCGTGCCCAAAAATACCATCGCCTTTAGCCGAGCGCTTGTGTAAACGAGTGCGCCTGCGGGCTTAGTATCCGCTGCTGGATAAAAAATTGGATATATTAACAGGGTTGACTTGCGGTCTCCTCCTTGACATCAGTTCAATCATCGGAATTCCGTAAGTCAACAGCCCGCCCGCTGCACCTGCAGCGAGGCGGGTTTCGCGTTTATGCGCGAACAATTCCTGCGCCGCTGGCGTCGATTTGCATTGGCACCGGTTAGTATTTTGGATCAAACCGAACCACAGGTTGGCCATTGGCGCAGGACCCCGCGGCAATCGGACCGCTGAAATAGGCCTTCTCGATGCTTGTTGAGCCGCCTCCGAAGCATGCAGACGGAAGGTTTTGACTGAAGCTTCCGCACCAATCCTTACCGCAGTCCCGCATAAATTGGCGCTGGGTGTAAAGTGGAACGCCAGTCAATTTATGCTTTCGTTTTGCAGCGGCTGCTTGTTGGGGAAGAGACAATGCTATGGCTATCCCGAGCAAGGGCAGCAAGATTTTATTGGTGTCGGTCCGCTTCATCTTAGTCTCCGGTCTTTTGAGGCCTGCGGGCATCATGCAACAATGGCTGCCGCGCTTCCTCAAGAAAACCTAATACCCACGCAATTTTGATGCCGCGGTCCCGCACTCGTCGCTGTCACAATCGAGAGCCTGAGCCCGGTCGCCTTCGTGGTCGCCGTGGCGTAGCCCAGCGAGCTCGGCGCCTTGCTTCCGAACCGCTCTGTCGTGATTGCTACGCGAACGGCATTCTCACGCCTTCGACGGTGCCGGATCACATCGTGCCATTTGCGTGCGGTGGCACTGATGACGATAGCAACATCCGCTGTCTCTGCGCAGCATGCCACAAGATCAGGACAGCGGAGCAGTTCGGCCAGCGTGTCGTTCACGGTACCGACGAGAAGGGCAGGCCTCTTGATCCCGACCATCCATGGAATCGTCGACCACCCCCTGGGGCGGTCAAAAAGTCTGGAGCTTAGGGAGCGGACACCGACATGGGAGGTCCCTTCGCACTGAGACCAAAAATCAAAGGGGACCCATCGCAATTGGGCATCAGGTGATCTGATATCACGTTGAAATTACGTCGATATCTCGCCTGTTTGAATTCGCTGGAAATCAAACATTATGCCAAGAGGCGGTAAGCGCGAGGGGGCGGGGCGAAAGCCGAAGGAAAATGCGGCGCCCCCGTTGAAATTGGTGCCGCCCGTTCCAGCATCGATGCAGCCCGATCCGTTGATTGTCGACGGTATGACAGAGCCGCAGTGGTCCGCTCAGTTCACCGACGAACTTGATCAGGATCTGGCCCGCCGGCAGTGGCGCATCATCGTCGGCGAGCTGCGGCAGTCCGACAAGTTGGCCAATGCTAACGAGCGCCAGGTCAAGCGCCTCGTCGACGCCTACGTGCTTTATGAAATCGCGATGCGCCACGTCGCGGATGAGGGAGCGGTGTTCCCGCGAAAGGGCAAGAAGCAGCCCGCCTACAATCCGTGGTTCACAATCATGAAGGACGCGAACGCGATGGCGTCGGCCGCTGAGGCAGAGCTGACGATCACGCCGCGCCGGCGCAACAATGGCGGAAAAGTCCAGAAGCAAAAGCAACCGTCGTTCGGTGGCGGCTTCCTCAAAGCGGTTCCCAAGTGATCCGACCACGCAATATGCGCGTGATGTCGTCGACGGAAAGATCGTATCCGGAGAGCTAGCTTGCTACGCCGCCGAGCGGCACCTGAAAGATATTCTTGAGGGGTCGCTTCGCGATCTCTATTGGGCGCCGGAGCGCGCTCAACATGCCTTCGACTTCTATCCGAGTGTCTTGTCGATCACCGAAGGTGCGGCGGATCTGGTCGGAAAGCCGTTCAATTTACTGCCCTGGCACATGTTCAGTGCTGGCAACCTCTTCGGCTGGCGACGGTCGAGCGGGCGCATGCGCTTTCGATCTGGCTGGCTGGAAACTGGAAAGGGACAAGCGAAGTCACCGTTCATGGCGGGCACAGGCCTGTACATGATGGGCTACTACGGCATTCCCCGCGCCAAAGTGTTTGCCATCGGCCAGGACAAGGCAACCGCGAACGTTCTGTTCAAGGATGCCGCGGCAATGTGCCGGGCGCCGATCCCGGGCAGCCATCCGGAAGATGGGCACACACTGGAATCCCTCGGTGAGGTGATCATCCGCGGTTTCCTTGATAACGCGTTCAAGATCGAGCATCCGTCGACCAAATCGGTTTTTCAGTCGCTGGCGAATGGCGATGCGATCTCGGGTCCGAAGCCCACGCTGGTATCTGCCGACGAGATTCACGAATTCAAGAGCAACGCGTCTCTAGAAACGTGGATGGCGGCAATCGCGAAAATGCCCGGCGACGCGCTGATGCTGATGGGCACGAACACGCCAGCGTCGACGCAGCTCGTCGGAACTGAATACTCGACGTTCTACCAGAGCGTTTTGAAAGGCGAGTTCATCGACGACCAGGCCTTCGGGTTCATCGCGCGCGTCGACAAGGCCGACCACGATAAAGTCTTCGAGAACGAGGCGTGCTGGGTCAAGTCGCTGCCGGCCCTTGGCATCACTTTCCCGGTCGAGAATATCCGCGGCGAGGTGAACACGGCGCGCAAACGAACGTCCAAAGCGATGTCCGTGAAGCGTCTCTATTTCGGCATCCCGATCGGTGCCGTCTCGTTCTGGATGGACAACGAGGAAGCCTGGGCCGCGGTGCAAGCGCCGGTCGACCCTGCCGACCACAAGGGCGAGAAGTGCTGGCTGTCGCTGGATCTGTCGAAGAAGAACGACCTGACCGCGCTGTCCGCGTGCTGGGAAGGGATGAAAGATGGTGAGCGCCATCTCTTCGTCAAGACCTGGTACTGGACCGTTCAGGATGGTCTCGCTGATCGCGCCCGCCGGGATCTCGCGAAGTATGTTGAGTGGGCCGCCGATCCAGACATCGACTTTACCGCGGTGCCCGGCGCTACGATCGACAAAACGTTCGCCGCCGCTGAAGTTGCAACGCTCGTCGCCGAACATGATGTGCAGTTCCTCGCCTTCGACGTCGCCGGCATGGCCGACTTCATCGCGGCGTGCGAGACCACAGGGTTGCCAGTCTGGAAATTTGAGGGGCCGGATAAGCCTGAGGGTTACGGCCTCAAACTCGTGTCGCATGCGCAGGGAAAGCGTCGCGTTTTCGAAGAGAAGCAGCTCACCATGCCAACCTCGGTCGAAAAGCTCGAGGACAACGTGCTGGACGGAACGATCACGATCGACGACTCGCCGGTGACCTATATGTGCGCGGCCAACGCCTACGTTGATCGAGACGGGCAGGACAATCGTTGCTTCGATAAATCAAAATCGCGAGGCCGTATCGACGGGCTGGTGACGACGGCAATGGTTGTTGGCGCCGCCAGCGGTGATTTCAAGGAAGGCAACGACTTGGGCGACTTCCTCAAAAACGCGGTCACGGCATAATGGGTTTCTGGAACCGCTGGTTTGGTCGCACTTTCAGCGCCAAAGACCGCGAACTTTACGACATGCTGGGCCACGGCGAGACCTGGGCTGGCGAACGCGTGTCGGACGACGGTGCCATGAAGTTGTCGGCCTGGATGGCTGGCGTCAGGGTGAAATCGCAAACCGTCGCCAGCTTGTCGTTCGATGTGATGGAGAAGCAGGCCGACGGGTCGAAGGTTCGCGTCGCCGACCACCCGCTGCAAGACCTTCTCGACGCAAGCCCGAATGCGGATCAGACCGCCATCGAGTTTTGGGAAGGCCGTATGCTCGGTCTCTCAACCAGGGGAAATGGCTTTGCAGAGAAAGTCGAGAACCGCGGCCAGTTGGTAGCTTTAAACGCGATGCCGTCGAACACTTTCGCGGATCGAAACACCGACGGCGAGCTGATTTACACCTTTATGGATCGAGGCAAGCAAGAGAAGCTGCCAGAGGAGAAGGTTTTTCACATTAAGGGGTTTGGCGACGGCGACATGGGTATGTCTCCGATAGAGTATGCTCGACAAACGCTGAGCCTGACGATTGCGACAGAGAAGTTCGCGGGGCAGACCTATTCGCGCGGTGGGCGGGTTAAGGGCTTCTTTGTGATGCCGCCAGGCTCAAAGCAGTTGACGCAGGATCAGCGAGACGAGGCCAAAAAGTCGTTGGTCGAAGCAAACGCTGGGCCAAACGCGCCATGGGCGGGCATTCTGGAGGGCGGTGTCGACTTCAAACAGGTGTCGCTAACCATGCGCGATGCCGAGATGATCCTGAATCGTCGCTTCAACATCGAGGAAGTCTGTCGTTGGATCGGCGTTCCACCGATCATCATAGGCCACTCCGCCGAAGGGCAGACGATGTGGGGGACCGGTGTCTCCGCGATCATGCAGTCCTGGTACACGTTGGGCCTGCGTACTGACTTGAAGCGCATCGAGCAGGCGATATCGAAGCGCATTCTCACGCCAGCGCAGCGGCTGCGATACTCAGTCAAAATCAATTACGAGGATCTGCTGCGCGGTGACAGCGCAGCGCGGGCCGCCTTCTACAAGGCGATGCTGGACGCTGGCGTCTTCACCATCAATCACGTCCGGAAACTGGAAGGTTTGCCGCCGATCGAAGGTGGCGACGTGCCTCGCATGCAGATGCAGAACGTTCCTATCACAGAAGCGGCAGGCAATCTCAGTCTGCCTCCTGGAGCCGAAACGAAATGACCATCCGTGAGCTGCCAGAACTGCATCGGCCGAACGCGCCGCAGGCATCATTCGTATTGAATGAGAAGGCAGTGCAAGCATGGTCGCCAGATCTCCTGCCGACGGCCGCTGCAGGCGATAACTCGGTTATCAGCATCCTTGACGTCATCGGCGTCGACTTCTGGACGGGCGAAGGTGTCACCTCAAAGCGCATCGCGGGTGCGCTGCGTTCGATCGGCGAGAAGCCTGTCACCGTGCAGATCAATTCGCCCGGCGGCGACTTTTTCGAAGGCGTCACGATTTACAACATGCTCCGCCAGCATCCGGCTGAGGTGACAGTTCAAATCCTCGGTATCGCCGCGTCGGCAGCCTCGGTCATCGCCATGGCTGGCGACAAGGTCGAAATCGGCAAGACCGCCTTTATCATGACGCACAACACCCAGTGGGTTGCGGTCGGCGATCGTCATGTGATGCGCGACACTGGCGACATCATGGAAACCTTTGACACAACGATGAACCAGATGTTCGCCGATCGCACGGGCCAGACGCTGGAGACTATCGCTGCTTGGAATGACGCCGAGCACTGGATCGCCGGCCAGAAGGCGATCGACGAGGGCTTTGCGGACGCATTGCTCGAGGCCGACATCAAGGAGGGATCCGGCGGTGCGAAGAACAGCGCACCAACCCTTTACCGCGTCGAAGCCGCGCTGGCCCGTCAAGGAATGCCGCGCGCTGAGCGCCGCCGCATCATGAAAGAGATCACCGAGGGCACGCCGGGCGCTGCTTCGGACGTCACGCCGAGCGCTGACATCGACGAGGCCGACGACGGTCTCAATTCCCTCCGCCTTGCGGCGGCTCGAATGAGCCTGCTCAGGGCATAGCAAACCAAAAACTTTAGGAGCTACCATGGCCGATGATATCCGCGACCTGCTCAAGCAGGTCACGAACGACCTGTCGCGCGTGAACGACGAGTTTTCGAAGAAGGCAGAGGAGACCCTGACCGAGGTCAAAAACACCGGCAAGATGTCGGAGCAGACCAAGGCCGAGGTCGACAAGCTGGCGACCAGCCAGACCGAGCTCTCGGGGAAGCTGGAAGAGGTCACCGCGCGTCTCGCCGACGTGGAGCAGAAGAAGGCCCGTCGCGGCGGTGGCGAAGCCGTCCAGTCGTGGGGTGCCCAGGCTGTTGCCTCCGACAAGCTGAAGGGCCTGACGTCGTCGACGGTGCATTCCGGCCAGCGCATCAGTGCGCCGGTGAAGAACGTGCTGATCAGCTCGGGTGTGGCCGAGGGCGTCGTCGAACCTCAGCGCTTGCCTGGCATCGACACGCTTCCGAAGCAGCGTCTGTTCATCCGCGACCTGATTGCGCCGGGCCAGACCACGTCGCCGGCGATCTTCTGGGTGCAGCAAACCGGCTTCACCAACAATGCGGCTGTCGTTCCCGAGAATACGACTAAGCCGTATTCGAATATCACGTTCGCGACGAAGATCACCCCGGTGGTCACCATTGCGCATCTGTTCAAGGCGTCGAAGCAGATCCTCGACGACTTCGCGCAGCTGCAGTCCACCATCGACGCGGAAATGCGGTATGGCCTGAAGTATGTCGAAGAGCAGGAATTCCTCTTCGGCGTGGGTGGCGCAGGCAACATTGAGGGCATCATCCCGCAGGCCAGCCCTTTCGCCCCGGCTTTCGAGCCGGATGCGCGCACAAATATCGACGATCTGCGCCTGGCTATCCTGCAGTCGCAGCTCGCTCGACTACCGTGTGACGGTTTCGTCATTCACTCGACGGATTGGGCCGCGGTGGAACTGACCAAGGATGCGAACGGCGGCTATATCCTGGCTAATCCGCTCCGCATCGCTGGTCCCACGCTGTGGGGCAAGCCGGTGGTCGAAACCGAAATCCCGGAGTTCGAAGGTGAGTTCCTCGCCGGTGCATTCCGCACGGGTGCGCAGTTGTTCGACCGCGAAGATGCGAACGTCGTCATCTCGACCGAAAACGCCGATGACTTCGAGAAAAATATGATCACCGTCCGCTGCGAAGAGCGCACAGCGCTCGCCGTCAAGCGCCCGGAAGCATTCGTTACGGGCGCGTTCGGCACCGCCGCGGCCGGCGGCTGATCCTCCGCTGCAATCGACCGTCGCGAATAGTCGCGGCGGTCACTCCCGCAGGAATCCCATGATGAAACTGAGAGCGATGCGGTCGTTCCGTCACGGAACGATGACCTTCGGTCGCGGCGCTGCCGTCGACGTCACCGAGCCGGTCGCGCGTGACCTGATCAAGCGCGGACTGGTGGCCGAAGAGGGCGCCGAGCCGCCGAAGCAGATGGAGCGGCCGACGCAAGTCGACCGGACCAAGCATAAACCGGCAAGCGCCGGTAACCAGCGGCGCGACGACAAGTCCGCCACAACCGGCCGAGCGGCCGATCGAAAGGAAGACTGATATGCGTCGCCAGAAAGTTGTTGTCACCACCGCTACAGATGGCTCTGCCACTGCATACAGCCCGCGCTTGTCGGGCAAGATCCACAGCATCCAGTACGTCAAGACTGACTACGCGGACACCGTGGACTTCACGATCACTGCCGAACAGACCGGGGAAAATCTCTGGACCGAGGCGAACGTGACCGCTTCCAAGGCCTGCTATCCGCGCGCACCGACGCATTCTCAGGCTGGTGTTGCGGCGCTTTATGCGGCGTCCGGCACGGCCGTGAGTGACAAGCCCGGCATCGCCAACGATCGCGTCAAGATCGTTCTGGCAGCTGGCGGCGCCAGCAAGTCCGGCACCTTCCACATCCTGGTCGACTGATCGAACATGCCCGTCGTCGTCATCGAACCGCCGGAACTCGTAGTCACCGCCGGAGAGGCGAGGACCGCGCGCGTCTTCACGGAAGATGACGACGACGAGTACGTCGAACACTTGCTAGAGATTGCTCAGTCTGAGATTGACGGGCCGCCAGGTTGGCTCGGACGATCGATCGGGGTTCAGACGCTGCAGCTTACCCTTCCATTTTGCGCAAATATCCGTCCCGAATGCCTCCCATATCGCCCGGTGATCGAAATCCTCAGCGATGTTCTCTCCGAGGACGGCTGCCATCGTATTGTTGAGTATCGAGCAGGGCAGGAGATCGACGATGTTCCCCGCCGGATTAAGCACGCCATCATCATGATGGCTGGCACCTTGCGGGATGCCACACCGGACGAGGGCGGCACGCTCAAGAAGAAGACCGTCGATGGGGTTGGGTCGCGTGAATACACGCTTCCGGATGGTGCAGCCGATGCAATGAAGAATGCGGCGGAGAGGTTGCTGGCCACATATCAGGTTTACGCGTGAGTAGCGCTGCGGAAATGTTGGAGGATCACCGCGAGTTCCTGGCCGATGACGGCGAGGACATCCTGATCCGCCGCTACACGGGGTCTGGTCCTGTGCGTCCCAAGACCGAGGCCAAGGTGCGCGCACGCGTATCGGGGCTGGAATCGGCGACGCTGATTGGTGCCATCGTCCAAGGCAAGTGCCAGATCATTGCGGTGAACGACCCGGAGGCGGTTGTCCCGAGCGGCATGGTCGCGCTGAGCGCGCTGCTGCCGATCACCACCAACGACAAGGCAGTGCTGCTGCGCGACGGTCGTGAAAAGGAATTGAGCATAGAGGCGGCCGACGACAACACGCGGCGCGTAGGTGGCACGCTGATTGCCCTTCAAATCCAGGCGTCAGGCTGATGACGACGACAAGCCAGGCGCTTGCGGTGGTTAAGGGGCTAATCGAAGCCAACCCGCAGATCCATCCCGAGAGCGGCGATGCGCTTCCGTTCTACTGGCAGGGCGACGACGCGCCGCTCCTTCCCGAAACGCCCTCGCCATTCATCTACACGTTCTTCGAGGCGATGAGATCGGACACCATCGAGATCGGCGGTGGTCGTGGAAGAAACCGGCATCGGAATCCCGGTGCCGCGACGATCTTCGTGTTCGTCCCGATCGGCTGGGGTCTTCAATACGGGACCGATTACGCCGAGGCGCTCGCTACACCGCTCCGGTCCTACCGCCAGAATGGCGTGACCGTCGAGGGGGTAACCGTCTATCCGGGTGGTCCCGGCTCGGAGATTGCCGTCCCCGGCATGGATAACGAGGCCAAGAACTACTTTTGGTCGGGCCTCGATGTTGAGTTTTACCACGACCTGATCGGCTGAGCCGACAATCCATCACACAGGAGAATTACCATGGCCGGTCTTGCGGAAAGCGTATCCGAACGCCTCGTTCTGAAGCTGTATTCGACGGATGTCATCGACTCCGAAACTGAACCGTTGGCCGCAACCGATCCAGGATCGAGCGGCGGTCAGGTGCTGCGGCACGTCTCGCACAATCTCGGTCTGACGAAGGACAACTATCGTCCGAACGAAAAGAAGCAGGATGCCCAGCAGTCGATGGGCAAGCACGGAAGCCGCACAATTGCCGGAACCATCAATGGATTCCTGAGTCCCGGCACCCACGCCATCCCGTTCGCTGCGGTGATGCGGTCGGAATGGTCTGAGCCGATCGACCTGGACGAGTCCGATCTGACCAGCGCAGCTTTCGATGCAGCAGCGAAGACGGTCACGTTTGCCAGCGGCGATCCCGTCGCGCTCGGTGCACGCGTCGGCATGATGTGCGAGTTTGCCAACCTGGCGACCGCAGGTAACAACCGATACTTCGTCATCCTCGGATTCAGCGGCTCGAACAATCGAATCGTTAAAGTCTATCCCGAGCCGACGACGCAGATCGCGGATACAGCGTTCTCGCTCTCGCTGTTTCCGAAGATTACGAACCCGCCCACACAGGCCGAGCGCACGAACTACAAGGCTGCGCTTGAGGTCCATAACCCCGACATCGATCTTTCGCGCTTTTACTCTGAGGTGCGGTTCGGCGGTTTCGATCTCTCGGTCGGTGTCAATGCCAACGTGGGTTTGAACTTCACGGTTCTGGGCCGCAATCGCACCATCCTGGCTGGGGCACAGGCGCCGTTTTTCACGGCACCCGCGCCGGAAACTACCACAGATATCCCGACGTCGATGCAGGGGCTGTTGCTGGTCGATGATGCTGTGATTGGCGTTATCACCGGCCTGAACCTGAAGGTCGATCTTGGGCCGGAAGCGGCGAAGGCCGTCAATTCCGAGGGCCTGACGGCCGGTATCCTGCTCGGTGATTTCGTCGGCTCCGGCGACTTCACCGTGTTCCTGACCGATGGCACGATGTTGAGCGCTTATGACAACGAGACGGAGATGAAGCTGTTGGCATTCCTCCCTTCGTCGAAGGCGCCGACCGCACCGGCAAACGTGTTCTTCATGCCCCGGATCAAGATCAATTCGAACAATGAGTCCGAGGTGAACAAAGCCAAGGCCATTCAGTGCCAGTTCGAAATTGGGCGCTACTTCGGCAACGCCGTGGGTGTCGAGAGCACGTCGCTGCAGATCGCCGATACCGAAATCGTCTAATCGCCATCCCTGCCGCTACGGGGAAACCCACTCGGCATGCGCCGGGTGATTGCGCAATCGGATCGGAGGGGCTGGCGGGCCTCTCCGATCTACCTCCGCCAAGGAAAACACCATGAGCAACAAATTCGGATCACTGGTCGCCGACGTCGCGAAGCCGTTTCGCGTCGAACTGATCGACCCGACGACAGAAGACGTTATCCGCGACAAGGCCGGCCGGGCTGCCTATATCGACGTCTGGGCTGCGGACAGCGACCAGGCCCGGCAATACGGCAAGCAGAAGCGCAAGGAACTGAACCTGCGTATCAAGCAGTCGCGCAACGGCAAGGTGGAGCCCGACGATGCGTTCGAGGCTAACATCGCCATGTGCGCTGTCATCACGGCCGACTGGTACCTGGTTGATCGCCTGTCTCGCGAACCGATCGATGTGCCATGCACGCCCGAGAACGCCGCCGATCTGTATTCGCCGTCCGGCATGAGCTGGATTTTCGTTCAGGTGTGGTCGGAAGCTAACAACGCTGCGAATTTTTTGCAGAAGCCGCCGACGACCTCGCCAGCTACGCCGAAGCTTTCTTCCGATCTACTGCCCAAGTAGGTGCATTCGGCACCGAGGGCGACCATGCCGAGCTGGCAAGCGACGTGTTCGCCAAGCTCGGCATCAAGCCAAAGCCGATCGCGGCGCTCGAACCGTTCCCGCCGTTCCCTTGGGCGCTCGCTTACGTCTGGGACTGGCTTCAGGAATTCTCGATCGGCCTGAAGGCGACCGGCATGGCGCCCATCATGGCCGGCTGGGATGACGTCCAATACTGGACGCAAGCGATGCGGCTGGATCTGGAGCCGTGGGAAAAGCGGCTGCTCGTTCGGCTCGCCAACCTTCGCGCCTCGGTGCAGGCGGAAGGCGACGCCGAGAAAACCAAGGGAAAGAATAGGTGATGGCGGTCAGGACGCGTATCGATAGCATTGCTTCCGATATCAACCTGATCGTCAACGATCTTCTTTCACCGGAAGCGCAAAGCAAGGCCGTCGCGGAGTTCGCACGCGGCGCCATCGCCCAGGCGGACGAAACAAACCGTTCGGTGCTCGGCCGCGTACCTCCTCGCATTATCACTGTCGATGGCAATCCCGGTGCTCCGCTCGAAGCGGTGAGACCAGCGGGCGGGTCGATCATCGTTGAATGGGAGTTGATCGGTGACGTCATGGTGTGGATCGGCCAGATGCTGCGCGGTCGCTCTCCGGTTGGTCCGTCTGGTGAATATAGAGATTCCCACACGTTGTTCGCCGATAGTAAAGAAGTGCCAATCGGCGCGGACGTGCCTTTTGCTGACGAATATGTGTTCCTGAATCCAGTGCCCTATGCTCGGCGCGTCGAAATCGGGAAAACAAAAGCGGGTCGGGATTTCGTCATCTCGGTGCCAAACCGCATTTATGAGCGCACGGCGAGTGACGCCAAATCGCGATTTGGCAATATCGCGAACATTAAGTTTTCATACCGAGCGCCCGAGGATTTCTCGATCCTCGCTTATGTGCCGATCGTGCGGACTGTCGTCCGAAATAAACAGGGTCGGTTTGAGCCCGGTTTCAGCAAAGGCAACAGGCGGGCAGCTGCTCACGAGCGGTCGTTGCGCGTCCCCGCCATCGTCATCACTATGAGAGCCGCCTAAATGGCATCGGTCATAGACGCAATTCGCCGCCTGGTTATCCAGGCGAGCGCGCCGGGCGCCGCACAAGCGACCGCGGAGCTGAACGCGCTTGCCGCGGCGCAGGGTGGCGTAGCCGTGGCATCGGCCGTCACCGAGCGAGCGACCACGTCGCTAGATTCAAAGTTTGCGGCGATCGAGCGGCGATATAATTCGGCGCTGCGGAACCAGCAGGAATATGCGAAAATCCAGCGCGATGTAAACGCTGCCGTGGCTCAAAATCCTGCGTTGCAGGACCGCGCCAACGCAGTCCTTGCGTCTGCTGCCGACCGGCTTGGGCAGGTGAGTGGTGCGCAGAAGGCTTTTGGCATCGCCACCCAGACGGCAAATCTGCAGATAGCGGCCTTTGCATCCGGGCTTGGTTTGACCGGTCAGGTGTTGTCGGCATTCGGTCCTGCAGGTTTCGGGGCGGCAGTTGCGCTAGGCGCCGTACAGGCGGCCCTGACGCTGGCGTCCGATAAAGCGCACGAGATGGCGCAGAAGTCGAAGGAGATATTCGAGTTCTCCGAAGCGACCGGTCTATCAACGCGCCAATTTCAGGCGTTGCGCTCTGAGGCCGGAAAATTCGGCATTGATTCAGAGTCGTTGGCGACCGGTCTGACGAAGTTCACAGCCGGCTTCGAAAATCTGCGCCTGGGCAGTGGGGACCTGTTAACTCAGATCCGGCGCATCAATCCGGCTATCGCCGAGCAGATGCAGCAAACGACGGATGCAGCCACTGCATTCACGCTGTTCGGAAGAGCGGTTGAGCAGACCGACAACATCTTCCAGCGCAATGCGCTGCTGAAGGCGGGCATGGGGCGGGGCGCGGCGACCTTTGGTGCATTCTTCGAGAGTGCTCCTGACGTCGCGAAGCTCACAGCTGCTTTTGATGCGGCCGGCCGCGGTATCGACGCCAATCTGATCGTCAAGCTGAAGCAGCTGCAGATTGACATCGATAAGACGAAGAGCGCGACGAACACCGTGTTCGCCGGCATGTTCGGGACTGCCACACTCGAAGGGGAAAAAGCTTTCGCCGAGGGGTTGCTGGAATTGGCGAAGTATGCTGCCAGCTTCAAGCTGTCGGACGATTTCCGGAAGTACATTGATTTCAAGATGAGCCCGGCCGCAACGACTGCGCTCAACATCACAGCGGGTGCCGGTGCGGGGATCCTCGCAGGCGGCGCGACGGGCGCTGTGACCGGCGCGACCATCGGAGCGTTCGGCGGCCCGATCGGGCTGGGTGCCGGCGCCGCGATTGGCGCGCTTGGCGGTGCCATCGTGGGCGCCATATATTCGGCGGTGCAGGAGATCAAGCCCGGATCGTTGGTTGGTGCTACGGCTCCATCCATGGCGAACTTTCGCTCGCCGGCGAATTCCTATTCGACGTTTCAGGCGCCGGCGACGCCCGCTGTAGCGAAGACGCCGCAAGCTGAACTCGCTGACATGGAAAAGCGAGTTGCTCTTCTGGGTGCAGCCGCAACCGCAACTGAAAAGTACGACGCTGCGCTCGCAAAGCTCAAGCTTGGGCAGGACGGCGTGACCCTGTCCGGCAAGGATCTTGACCGGGCGACGGCGGCGCTTGGTCTGGAAAAAGCGACGGCCATGGTGGCCGCCCATAATAGCGCGCTTGGTATGTCGTTGCCGGTGCAGGATGCTGTCAACGCGAAGACCCTAGAACTACAGCGGTTGCAGCAGCAGGGCGCCGGGTTGACCTCAAAGCAAATTGAGGATCAGCGATCGATGGCCCGTGAGCAGGCGCTGGGAACATCGCAGATCAAAGCGCAGATCGACGCGATCACCGTTCAGTCGGCAACGGCCGGCATGTCTGCAGGTGCGGCAGCGGCGTACACCGCCAAGCAGTCATTGCTCAACGATGCCATTCGAAACCATAAGGATCTGACTACGCAGGATCGTGCGGAAATAGACAAGCAGGCTGAGGCCTATGGTCGTGTCGTCGCCGCTGCTGAAAAGCAGCGCGTTGCTGGGCAGATATCTTTCGATCGACAGACAGCGTTTTTGTCACCTCAGGATGTTCAGATTGCGCAGCAGCTGCGCGGCATCTATGGCGACGACGTTCCGCGCGCGCTCAAGTCAGCTGAGGCTGAGGCCATCCGGCTGAACGATTCCTTCAAGGGCATCAACGATACGATTCGCGATGCCGCGCAGTCGCTGACGAAGGACTTTGTGTCCGGGTTGGCGTCCGGCAAGTCGATGATGTCGGCGCTTGGCGATGCGGCCTCGAACCTGTCGGCGAAGCTGACCGATAAGGCGATCACGTCGCTATTCTCCGGCGACCTGGTCGGCGCGGCGGTATCCGGTTTTGGCGCGCTCATCTCGGGGATCTTCGGCAACAATTCGAAGAAGCGCGAACAGGAAGAAAAAGACACCAAGGCGGCGATGGAGCGCATGATCCAGTATCAGCAGCGCGCCACGCTGGCGAGCCTGGACACCAATACCCGCGAGGGCTCGCTCGCCGCGCAGGAAGCGAACTTTCAGGCGGAGCGTCTGCAGGAAGCCCAGAACGGCAACCGCGCCCTAGACTCGCTGTTGACGGCGCAGAACGCCGAGCGGCTCGCATTGCAAAAGCAGTGGGATGACAAGGAAATCGAGGCGGCCAAGGCGAAGGCTGACGCCATCGCGCAGCGGACCCTGTCGGCGCAGGATCGCCTGTTCACGGCGATGAATGATAACACCACGCTTGAGGGTCAGCTTGCGGCGGCCGATCGGCAGTATGCGCGCGAGCGGCTCGACGAAATGAAGACCGGCGGCGAAGCGCTGCTCGACCTGGTCGCGGCGCAGGAAGCCGAGCGCGCCGACATCATCAAGAAGTACAACGAGGAATTGCTGACCTTTGTCCAGGGCGTCGCCAAGACGATCAGGGATTATCTGCAGGGCCTCAAAACCAGCTCGAACTCGACACTGTCGCCGCAGCAGCAGCTCGCGGCCGCGCAGTCAAATTTCGCGGCCCAGCTGGCGCTGGCGCAAGGCGGCGATCGCGACGCGCTGACCGGCATCACGCAGGTGGCACAGACCCTGCTGGATCAGGCCAAGTCGTTCTACGCGTCGTCGGGCGGTTACACCGATATTTACAATCAGGTCACCGCGGCCTTGACCGGCCTCGCCAACATCAGCGCCGGCACCGTCAGCGATGCCGATCGGATCGTGGCCGCGGTGAACGACTCCAAGACGGCCACGACCGGCACGATCACGACCACCAGCCTGCAGGAACAGTCGCTGCTCAACGCCATGAACCTGGTGCTGGGCGCGATCAACACGCTGGCGGATCGCTTCGTCAACGCTATCAATGGTCTCGGTGCGCTGACGTCGACCATTGGATCAAATCAATCCTACTGGCTCGCGCAGATCTATGCGGCAACGGCCAAGTCGGCGGCGAACAGCGGCGGCTCGTTCTGGAGCTGGCTTGGCTTTCAGGATGGCGGCCGCATTCCCGGTTATGCCGGCGGCGGCATGGTCGGTAACGGCATGTACAACGTCGATAGCGTCGTCGCGCGCTATGCCGGCGGCGGCGACATCGCGCTTGCGGGCGGCGAGTTCGTCAATCGGGCGACCAGCGTCAACGCCGCCACGATGCCGATGCTGCAGTTCATCAACGACAACGGCCGCCTGCCGGCACAGGGCAGCGACTCGGCAGCTCGCGAGAATGCACGCGCGATCGCGCAGTCGAACCGTGCCGATGCCGACCGTGTCATCGCCAAGCTGGATGAGCTGATCGACGCCATCAACGATACGCCGGCGAAAAACTCTGCGGCAACGCGGCGGCTGGTCGAAGGCCTCAAGCAACGCGCGGCATCCTAGGAGATCACATGTCCGGCCTGTCCCTCTATGCGCACAAGATCGTCGGCGATCAGATCCTTATTCTGGGACGCTGGATGGCTCTGCATATCGCAGATCCGACAGACGTCGGCTCGGATAGCAACGAAGTCCCGACCATCGGCACGAATTACAGCCGCGTCGATCTGCAGGGCAAGATGTCGCCTTTCGACCTTGCGACCGGCCGATCGACGCTGATCGCCGACGTCAATGTCGGCCCGGCCTTTATCGATTGGGGCCTGCTGACCTGGGCGTCGTTCTGGGATGCGCAGGATGGCGGCCACATGATCATGAGCGGTCCGCTGCAGACTGCGCAGGATACACCGGCCGGCAAGCAGTTTCAGCTGCTGGCGGGCCAGTTCTCTATCGGCAAGACGCCGTAACCCATGCCGGCGACGGGCGCCCGCGTCGCAATCTCTCACCTCACCAAAAGGAGCTACCATGCCCGACTACTCGGCATCTAACGAACTCGCCGGCACCAAGCAGGCGATCGCGACCACCCACAAGACCTTGCTCGGCATCTCCGTGGCGAGTGCCGTCGCGCTGCGCCGACCGCGCATCTTCGACGTGATCTTCGGCGTTGAAGGTACGCCGTCCGACCAGGCCATCGTGTGGGACGCATCGCGCACCACAACCGTAGGCACCGGCTCTGCCGCTACGCCGAACCCGCTGGATCCTGCAGATCCGGCCGCTCTCACTGTGGCCACGGCCAACATGACCGTGGAGCCGACCGTCACAGCGAATTCGAACCTGTTGCCGGCCGCCGTCAACCAGCGTGCCACCATTCGCTGGGTGCCGACGCCGGGCAAGGAGCTGGTGATCCCGGCGACCAATCTGGCCGGTATCGCATTCCGTGCCAAGTCGGCCGGCTATGTCGGCTTCGCCAACGTCACCGCGATGTTTAACGAGTAATCATCATGCTTCGTCCGGACGGCGTGTTCATCTGCACCGATGCCGCAGGCAAGGAAACCCACATTGATTCTTATCAGTGCGGGCATTGCGGGCTGCACAACGCCGTCCGGACCAAGACGCGCGACGCCGACATCGGCGGCTGGTGCCGGGTCTGCACCAGCAATGTCTGCCCGGCGTGCCTGGTCTCAGGGCGCTGCGATCCCTTCGAGAAGGCGATCGAGCGCGTCGAAGCGCGGGGCAGGGCTCTGCGCTCCTATGGATTAGCGGACTAAACACAGCATGCTCGGGGGCCACTCATTCGGCGGCGGCGCGTTCGGCGATCTCGGCAACGAGGTGGCGGTCGTTCGGCCGATCTTTGCCGATAGCTGGCATCCGCAATATCCGCAGCCGTCGCGGTCCCGCGTTGTCGCGGCCGCACGCGTGGCGGCCGTCGCATGGGCGGCCTTCGTCGCAGATCCCGGCGCGCTCACCAGGCCGGAAGCAACGGCGCCCGATCGCTGGTTTGTCGATCTGCAGCAACCGCAGCGGTTCCGGCCGGCTCTCCGCACCGTCGAGCAGCAGTTCGCAGCTTTCGTGCAGGCCGAACCATTTGCAGAAGCCTCGCACACCGAGGGCTGGTCACCGGCGCTATCGGAGCCGCTTCGCTTCCGCCGTGCCATCAAGGCCCGCGACCAGCAATTCGCGGCGTTCGTCCAGGCCGCGCCGTTCAATGAGCGGATTGATGCCGACCGATGGGTGCCTCCGCTCTCGGAGCCGCTCCGGTTCCGGCGCGCCATCAAGGTTAGCGAGCAGCAGTTCGCGGCCTATACGACCTTCGAGGCATTCTGGACGCCGCCGCTGGCCGAGCCGCAGCGCTTCCGGCCGGCGCTGCGCGCCACGCTGCAGCAGCATGTGGCCTTCACGGGCTTTGCTCCCTTCACTGAGGCCTCGCATGCTGACGCGTGGATGCCGCAGTTGTCTGAGCCGCTGCGTTTCAGGCGGGCTCTGTTGGCCTATAAGCAGCAGTTCGCGGCCTTCGTTCAATTTGCGCCCTTTGCCGAGGCGTCGCACACCGAGGCGTGGTCGCCGGCGCTGGCCGAGCCTGTTCGCTTCCGGCGCTCCATCAAGGCGAGCGAACAGCAGTTCGCGGCCTATACGACCTTCGAGGCATTCTGGCAGCCGCAGTTTAACGACCCGCAGCGCTTCCGGCGCGGTCTCCGCGTCAATGCGCAGCAGTGGACGGCGTTCGTTCAAGCGGGTCCGTTCGCGGAGGTTGTTCCTGTCGATCGCTGGAGTCAGGCGCTGTCGCAGCCGCCGATTTTCCGGCGCGGTCTGCGGGCCGTCGATCAGGAATTCCATTACCTCTCCGACCGCGATATCGCGCTCACCTCCGAGACGATCGCGATCACCTTCGGCTTCTCCCTGACCATGGTGCCGACCTCGGCCTATGAGCAGATGCTCGCCGACACCAAGGCGCGCTTCGCTTACTCTGCGGTGATCTCGCCGTGGGTGCTGTCGGACCGCGGGAGCTGATCGATGTTCTCGGGCCATCCCTTCGGCGGCCGCGCGTTCTCCGATGAGAAGCGCGGCAGCAGCACCATCAATATCTTTTTCGGTTTCGGTGTCCGCATCGATCTCGAATATCGCATCTATGTGGCGACAGAAGAATTCATCACCGACGCAACTGACACGCCGCCGTCGCAGCCTTATTCGGGCGTGCTTGATGAGCCGATGGACTTCACCTGGTCGATGCCGTCTGCGGCTGGCTTCGGCGGCTTCATCACGGGCCGTGGATCGACCGTGATCAACAATATGGATGCGCGCTTCGACGTGCTGACCCAGCGCTACACCACGGACGGCCAGCCGGTCGAAGTCCGGCTTGGCAAGGTCGGAACGCCGCAGACGTCGTGGCCGATCGTATTCCGTGGTCTGTCGTCGGGCGAGTTCATCGACGATGCCAGCTTCGAGATCTCGACGGAAGACAACGGCTATAAATTCGACGTGCCGGTGCAGGCCAATGTCTATGCCGGCACCGGCGGCCTCGACGGCAATTCGGATCTGGCGGGTAAGCCGCGACCGCTGTGTTTCGGATGGTGCGAGGGCAACCTAACGCCGGCGATGGTTATCCCCGGCGAGTTGCTGTTTCAGGTCCATGACGGCCGCGTGCAGGCGATCTCGGCCGTCTATGACAAGGGCGCGGCGCTGGCGCTCGATCAAGATTATCCGACCGTGGCGGCGTTGCGGGCTGCGACCGTGCCGCCGAGCAAATATGCGACCTGCCTGGCGGACGGTTACTTCCGTGTAGCGTTCCTCGATCTGCAGGCCGGCGCCATCACAGCCGACGTGCAGGGCGATGTCACCGGCGGCCAATTCGCCGAGACGACCGTGGCGATCGTGCGTGCGGTGATCGAGCGCTCGACGGCGCTGCGGGTGCCCGCCGACATCTATCTGCCGTCGCTAACGGTGCTGGATCTGCAGCAGCCGGCGCCGGTCGGCATCTTTGTCAGCCACAACGATACGGTGAGCGTTGCCGACGTGATCGGCAAGCTGATGGTGGGGATCGGCGGCTTTGCCGGCTTCCGGCGTGAAGGCAAGTTCTATGTCGGTCGCGTCGATGCGCCGATGGGGCCGCCGACCAAGCGGTTCGACAAGTACAATTTCGATCCGAATCCGCAAAAGCAGCGGCTGCCGGACGGCATCTGGCCGCCGCCGGCGAAATGGCTGGTCGGCTACGGCAGAAACTACACGGTGCAGACCGACGTCGCCGGCGTCGTCACCGACGATAGGCGCAGCTGGCTCGCGGCCGAGTATCGCTATGCGACCGCCGCGGCGCCGGCGATCAAAGTGGATCATCCCTTCGGCAAGGATCCTGACCCGGTGCCGGCTTACTTCCGCGACAAGTCCGATGCTGACGCGGAAGCGGCACGGCGCCTGGCGCTGTATCGCGCCTCGCGCGGCCTCTACAGCTTCGGCGCTTCCGATCGCGACGTCGCGCTGATGAATGTCGGCGAGCAGAACTGGATTCGCCACACGCGCGGGGATCTCATTTTGGGGCGATACATGATCATTACGTCGATCCAGCACAAGGCCGGCGACAACGCCGCCACCATTCAGGCGTTCGGCTGATGGCAAACGCGCGCATTGGCTACGTTAACAAGGCCGACATCGCGGCGCTGTCGGTGTCGTCGCAGAACCTGCTGGCGCCGATCGCGCGGCTGCAGGATCCGCATATCGGCGTGCAATGGCAGGGCACCATCAATGCCGAATGGTTTGTTGCCGATCTCGGCTCTGTGCAGGCGATCGATTGCGTGCGGCTGATGGGGCTCACCGCAGCGACAGCCCGGATCCGATATTCAACCGCAGATCCCGGCACCGGCGACGTCTTCGACACCGGCGTGCTGCCCATCGACCAGGCGCTGCTGACGCTCACGAATCTGCGCTCGGTCAGCGCGCGTTACGTCCGTGTCGATCTCGCCGGCGATGCGGTCTGTGCTGCCGGCCGGCTGTTCATCGGCCAGCTCGAAACCTTCGGCGTGAATTACTCTTGGGGCTGGACGCGCAAGCGGGTCGATCCCAGCGACCGCAAGAAAACTGAGGGCGGGCAGACGCGGATCAACCGCCGCCAGAAGTATCGGGTCTTTGCGGTCAGTTTCGAATTCCTCTCCGATGCCGAGGCAAACGGCTTCACCGACGATATAGATCGGATCAACGGTCTGACCGATGACGTTCTTTTCATTCCGGTCCCCGACAGCGCGAACCTCGAACAGGATTCGATCTGGGGCCTGATGACGGATCTCGCGCCAGTGTCGCAACAGTTCATCGACCGATGGACGAAACCCCTCACGATTGAACAGAGGCTATAATGGCAGACCTTAAATATGCCGGCCGCGTTGCAGAAACTGCTGTAACTTACGGTGCGACCGGTGGCGCTGGGATGGGCGATATCTTTCTGTCCGGCGCCATCGACACCGATCATTCGGCCTTTTCGGCCAAGTTTGCCGATGGCGATCTGATCCCGGTCTCCGTTTATGGAGGCGGGAAGTGGCTGGAAATCGAGGGTACCTATAATCTCGGTGCCAACAGCATCTCTCGCACTACGTTCCGGGATTCCTCGACGGGGGTGAACCTGGCTCTGTCCGGCACAATGACAGTTCTGTGTGGCTGGGGTGCAGCAGACGCGCGCGCCATGATCCGTAACGACCGGGCGCAGTCATTCAACGCGACACAAAAGAACCAAGCCCTCGCGAACGTCGGCGGCGTCGGAACGGACAGCGCTCAATCGTTGTCGGGAGCGCAAAAGGACCAAGCCAGCGTCAACATCGGAACAGTGCGCGCCGTCCGGGTTCAGAAATTCGTTTATACCGGCATTGCACAAACCTACACACCGGACCCAAATCTGCTTTATGCGATTGCTGAGGGCATAGCAGGCGGTGGTGGCGGCGCTGGCGTTCCGGGGCCAGGTGCGAGCCAAATTACTGTCGGCGGCGGAGGTCAGGCGGGTTCATATGCCCGTCGTCTCCTCACAGCGGTACAGATTGGTGCCTCTCAAACCGCGACCGTTGGCAACGGCGGCAATGGAGGAAGTGGCGCTGCTAACGGCTCGACGGGCGGTTCTACTTCACTCGGTTCGCTGCTCTCTGCCGGTGGCGGCGGAGGTGGCGCGACGATGGGCGCGGGCGCGGGCATTTATGCGATTCAGGGCGGCTCGGGGGGCGTTGCTACCGTGGGGGACGTTTTGGTCCATGGCGAACCGGGATTGCCCGGCATCGGTGTCTATCCGATGATCACCGGAGGACAAGGAGGGTCGTCCAATTTTGGTGCAGGCGGCGCGGCTGTTGTCGCGGTCGGGGTGGCCTCAAACGGGAATAGCGCTCCCGGCTTTGGAGGCGGCGGTAGCGGCTCTGGTTCGGCATCTGCCGGCGGTGGCGGGACGGGTGGCAGTGGCGGCAGCGGCCTGCTGGTGATCACCGAGTTCTGTAGCAAGTAGTGTGCTTAAAGCAGGCCGAGCAGCCGCTCGACGCAGCGCGCTATTGTGGCTCGACCGTCGTAGCCTTTGACCCTCTTGAGGGGGCGTTACTTGCTTCGGACGGCAGTAAGTAAAGCTCTCCAGAACTCTTCATCAAAATAGCCATCGCATCTGACTGGGACAGCGGTTTCTTCCGGAAGGTTTTCAACAGACAGCCCGTAGTGGCCGAAGACAAGGTCGGCAACAGGCGACCAGTTTACGGCAATACCTATGTCCTGCATCTGCTTGCCTGCGGCGACCAAAGCGCTTCGATCGGTCATTGCCAAGAGGTCGAGGCAGGAAAAAAGCTGCCGCCAAACATCCGTGAGGAGCAGCGGCTTCTGCTTCAGTGTCGCGGCGTAAAGTTCTTTTGCGTGTTCGCCTTGATGAATCTGACGAGCATAAAGGGCGTTCTTGAAGTTTTCGGTAAGAACACCGTGCGCTTCAACCGCCTTTGGTTCGATAGGTGTGGAGACCGGCTGTTTCTCCGCTACGAAGAACACAAAGTTCGTGGTGACGTTTTTAAAGACTGCAGCAGTTGGATCAGCGACGCTTCGATTAAGGTGCCGAAGTGAAAAAAGCGGATAAATCACCCGTTTCATAAACTCGTCGTCGACAATCCCAGTTTCGTGGGCGTCCACGAAGCTTGAATCGTAATATACGCCTACGCAGAGGCGGCCTCCGGGTTTGAGAACACGATGCATCTCAATAGCGGCTGCGACAGGGTTGCTGAAATGATCGAGAGCGTTGCGGCAGTAGACAACATCAACACTATTTGAAGCGAAGGGCAGATGTTCCGCCCAACACGATACAAAGGTTGTGTCTTGAGCGGCGATTACGGATTCGAGCACGCTGATATATGCGTGTGCAAAAAGATCGACATTGAATTTATGGCCCTTAGTGACATGAGGAATGTCATCGACGAATGAGCCGCCAACGCAAACTATTCTATCTTGATCCGCGATGATGTCGTCGTTGAGCCATGGGGTCACCCAGGCAGCCGCGGCGGTTTGCTTAGGAGATCCGACGTAGCTGGCCATAAAGTCTGCGGTCTGTTTGAGCTCGTCCTGCCATTGCTCTGACGGGTTCAAATTCGAAAACACAGGTACGCCGCTTACCCAGGGGATTACCCGCGACGCTGACCTTAGTTGTTCTCCATCGGCCGTGAGTGGTAAGAAGGTTTTCGGTTCGACCAAGTGTTCGGCCAAGTAGGAAGCTGAGGCGTGTCGCACCGTTTTCTCCTGAGATAAGTCGCGTTTCTTCATCAATCATACGCTGATTGAAACGTCAAAAAAGCCCGCCCCAGCCGCCCTTCCGGGCGCCTTTCCTTGTTGCGAGCGGTCAATCTTCGTCGAGCTTCGTCTGATTTAGCCTTGAATGGTAGCGGCGGTGTCGTATCTCGCTGAACCACCTCACGGCCGCTGCGATAAGCATCGCGGCGATGCTCAGCAGCAATATGATTTGGAAGGCCTCTACCATCGGGTGGGGATAGCACAACGCCCCACTGTTCCCAAAGTGGCGCCGTCGCATCGCATCGCGGATGGCTTACGCGGCCGAATAATTCCCATAACCGGAGAACCACCATGACCATCGCTGCCCTTGTGGCGGGGGGACCCGTGGTCGTGGCCTGAAATCATTGACATAACTGGAGAACGACCCATGTCCGCGATCCCTATCGTCGGGAAATGCTTCCCCACGGCCGACGGCTTTATGGCCTATCTCGACACGATCAAATTCGGTGCTTGGACGCCAAAATTTATCACCATGCACCACACCGGCGGCCCCAGCTTGACGACCTGGAAAACCTACGCGCACGGAAGCCGGAAGGTGCCGATCACCGACGCGCAGTGGATGAAGAATCTGGCCGGGTATTACGGCGGCGAGATGGGCTGGAGCGCTGGGCCGCATTTCTTTTTCACGCCGGACAATTTCTGCGTTCTCTCACTGCCCGAGAAGCGAGGTGTGCACGCCGTCTCGTTCAATGCGAATTCGTGGGGCGTTGAGTGCGTGGGTGACTTCGATGCAGAACCGTTCACCGACGAGTTAAAGGATCGATACGCGGAGGGCTTGGCCTGCCTGTATCTGGCGATTGGGCTCAGCCCCGAGAACTTCGTCAAGGGCGTCCGTGGCCTGCATTTCCATCGCGACGATCCCAAGACGACCAAAACCTGTCCGGGCAAGCATGTCAGTAAGGATGTGATGATTGCCGCCATTCAGGCGAAGATGATCGCGCTGGGCGGCGGCGAGCACGATCATGACGACGACGTTCCACCGCCGGTGGCGGTGCCCAAGACCCGAACCGGCGTGGTCAATGTCGCCGCCAGCGATTTCCTCGTCGTGCGCGATGAAGCAAGCGGAAAATCGCCTGAAACGCGTCGGCTCCGCAAGGGCGACAAGGTCCAAATCACAGGCGAGGCCAAGAACGGCGACACCGCGTGGTTCAGAATCGTCGGCGACGATTACGTCGCTGCCAAATACGTCACCCTGACCTAATTCCGCCGCGCGACAACATCGGACTCGCGGCTTATTTGATGATCGACGCGATGGCTTCGAAAGAGATTCCGGCGAGCAAAACTGCCCCGTAAATCGCGATCATCGCCCGTTCAAGTTTTCTGCGCATCGGCTTTCTTCTGATTTCCAGCGCAGTCCGTACCGCGCTCGGCGGCCTCCGAGCAAATTGAAACCCTCAAAGGTGAAACTATGAAGCGCTTTGTTCTGGCGGCCCTGGCGGCTGCCCTCTTTGTCGTGGCTGCTCCGATGCTGGCATTCGCCGCCGACGGTGCCGCGCCGGAAACAGTGGCTCAATCAATCTCCGAGACCACCAAGGTGACGTGGGCTTGGGGCGCGACCGTCTCCCAGGCCGGGCAGGCGATCGCTTGGCTGCTGGCATCGGTGGCGATGGTGATGCTCCGGAAGCTGCCGGCGAACATCGTGGCGATCTTCGGCAATGCCCGGGTCGAGCTCTTGCTGAACAACGCCATCGGCTACGGCCTGAACGCCGTGCAGGGTGCAGTGAAGGACAAAACGCTGACCGTCGAAGTCGGGAACGAGGTGCTCGCCAAGGCGCTGCAGTATGCCGTCGATAACGCCCCGGGCTGGCTTCAGTCGTGGGCCGGTGGTCCCGAAGGCTTGGCCAAGAAGATCTGGGCTCGGCTGAACCTCGGCGAGGGCGCCAGTGACGCGGCGCTCCCGGCCGCCGTCAGCTCCGTCTCGGCAGGCTGATGTTCAGCGGGCTCGCAGGAGCCGCGCTGCTGAAGGTCCTGGAGGCGTTGTTCAACGCCTTCGGTACTTCGCTGAATACGTGGCTGGAAAAGCAGCGCACCGAGCAGGCGCTCAAGGACCTGGGCCGGGTCACGGCCGAGCGGGATCAGCAGACCGAAGCCCGTGAGGCGACGGAGCGCGAGCTCGAAGCTTCTCAAAACGCACCGCAGACGGTGGATGAAGCCATCGCGCGGCTTGAGGAGGGCTCGGCATGACGTTCACCTGCACGGGGTGGGTGCTGATCTATGCCCAACTGACCTGCACGACGCCGACGCCAGCGCCGGCCGTCGTCTGTCCGCCGGTTCGGACATGGTCGAAGGACTTTCAAAAACAGGTGGCGACCGAGTTGCGGGCCGCTCCCAATAGCGCGTTGGCCAAGATCGCCGTTCAGTCGATCGGCGATCGCGACATCGCGCGAGCGTGTCGGAGAAAGAAGTGAAGGCGGGAAATGACCACAAGGCCAGTCGACCTGACCGAGCCGCAGCGCGTGCTTCTGACGACGCTGACCGACCAGCGGGTGGCGAACCTGCTCAGCCTGGCAGACATCATCGGCGACATGAACGCCGACGGGCTGGAGTTTCTACGGCGCCTCGGCGATCCGCGGTTTGAAGCGCTCACGAATTTCCTGTCGCACACCAAGCCCGAGACGCTGACCTTCCTGACCGAGGCGCGGCCGGAGGAAGTCGCCAATCTTCAGGAGGGAATCCGCCTAGTCGTGGCGTTGCAACTGCTCGGGCGGATCAGCAAGTGGGGCGCGGTTACATTCTTCGGGGTCTTCGTCAGCATGGTTCTCATTTGGGAAAAGGTGTCGGCATGGCTCAAGGCACGGTGACATATCGGCTCGTGTTCTTCTTCGCGATCCTGTTCGCGGCCGTCATTGGCGGCGGGGCAGGGGTCTGGGTTATCGATCGCGAGATACCGACTATCATCATCGCGGCCGAGCCGGTGACGCCGGTGGTCGCAGCCGGCGGCGAACTGAGGATCGATTATGTTGTGCGCCGACACCGGTCGTGCGCCGTGTCCATCGACCGCTTCATTATCGACCGCTTCAACACTCGCTACGAGCTCGAAGACCTGAACGTGAACGCGGGCCTTCCGCTTGGCGAAGACCGCTTCGTTCAGCCGGTCAAGGTTCCTCAAGGCGTCGAGCCTGGCCCCGCGAAATATCGCACGGCGTCGACCTATACCTGCAACCCGCTGCAGAAGCTGTGGCCGATCACCGGTGGCACGCGGGACATCAACTTTCTTGTGAAGTAGACGGCCCGACGTCATTGGGGTGCCGTCGGGCCTGACCGGATGTTCTTGGACCTTGGAGGATCGGGCTATCCGGCTCTTCAAATAATCTAATCTGGTCGACAACGTTCCAGCCAGCATCCGCATGGCGGCGAATAGTGGGGCCGCCTGTGTGTACATCTGACATCAAGCGGCCCCGTGCCGCACGGTTGCAATGTCGGTACCCGAAATGACGGACCCGGCAACCTCGCGCGACGACCCGACGTATTAATGGGGAGCTCGGCGGCGTTGAGTTGGGGACAGGGAGACCGCCGAGCCAGCCAACAGCCTCTGCAAAAGATGCTGACCGGCGGGAAAAGAGACAATAACGATTCTCGTTCCAGCAGGCCTGGCAAATGAAACGGCCCGACGCTCAACCGAATCCATGAGCGCCGGGCCAAGCCCTGGCGTGCCTTCCGGGGTCACGCCGGCCATCGACGTCTAGCATCACAACCAAAGGAAACTCAATGATCCGCCTGTTCTCGGCGTGCGTTTTGCTGTGCGCATTTTACATTTCACCGACCTCTGCCCAGAACTTTCTCGAAGGCGTCGTCTCGATCAACGTCACCATGACCAAGGAGGAAACCTGCATCGCCAGCCAGTACGGCGTGGGTGACGGCTACCACGGGCGCCGGACGGCGTCGGGCGAACGGTTCAACACCTACGCATTGACGGCCGCGCACCGCACCAGGCGCTTCGGTAGCCACGTCACGGTGACGAACAAGGCCAACGGTCGATCGGTGAGGGTTCGGATCACTGACCGTGGACCGTTTATCAAAGGACGTTGCGTCGATCTGTCTCGAGCAGCAGCCAACGCAATCGGCATGGGCGGCATCGCGCGCGTCACCGTCCAATAATTCGAGCCGGGCTCGTCACCAGGCCCGAGGGCTTCCGCCCAAGACTTAGCCGCCGGTGTCCAATTGGATGCCGGCGGTTTTCTGCTTTGGGCTTATTGCTGCGCGCCCCGCATACAACGATTCACAAAGCGCTTGCGGCCGCCGTATTTTTCGGCAGCCATAAAGCCCCGTTGGTCCGCCATTTGAGTGCAGGCCTCGTATGTCCGCTGCTGTTTCGGCGCGGCCTGAGCGTTTGCGGAAAGCGCAACGACGGCTGATAAAAAGGCGCAAACAGTAAGCACGTTTTTCATGGATAATCCTTTGCTATGGAATAGGCACGAGGATCGAACTGCGAAACAATGCCGCCTTACCGAGCTTTCCCAACTATCAACTTGCTGAAAATAATGCCCTGCTCGGGTGTATAGATAATCACCGATTGCGGATTTTGGGAATTGCCCGATTTTTCAGTCCGGCGCGTTCCTCGACCCTCCGAGCTTTTTCCTGGTATTTTAGCGCCAGTGCATTTAGCTGATCGGACACTGATCGATACCCGACGAACCTCGCATACTCTTTGCACCTTCGAGATATCGCTCTCAGTCGAGCAGCTGTTGCGACCGCTTCTCGTTGGGGCTTCGTCAGTGCCATCGAGGCACCCGGCACAGCGCGACTAACCGATCCACCATCCCGAAAGTGGTTTTTTGCGCAGTTCGATACGCTCTCCACCTCAAAACGAAAAATATGATTGAACCGCTGTGTTGCGGTGCATAATATTTTCTTGCCGGGAAAGTCGCGTTGGCGTGGAGGATGGAAATGCCGCACGGATATCGGGCGTGGACAGATGATGATGTTGAAAAGTTAAAAGCTCTCGCCGGGAGCAAATCCCCGGACGACATTTCCCGAGAGTTGGGACGGACGCTCGCGGCAACGGTGTGCAAAGCCCACCTACTTGGTATTTCAATGCGTAGACCTGCAAATGCTGGACTTCCACGAAATTGGTATAAGCAGCCGCAGGAACGTTCACCTAGACTTTAGTTCACGATCGCCGGACTCGTCCTGAGTGACAGCCGGCGATTTTTATTTCACCAACCTCAATTCCCCATAGCCCTTCTGCAAGCGCTCCTGCGCGGCGACCACGTCTTCGTGGTCCAGTATCTCAAGCATGCGCTGAAGAACGAATTGCGGGCCCCGCGGACCCGGTCTGATGTAAGTGTGCAGCACCGCCCGAGCGTCTTCCATCGCCTTGTTGATGATGTCGATGTCGCGCATCACCGATCCCTCGCGAGCTTGGTACGGTTGCGCCACTGTGTATCCTTGTCGACTGAATGATAGACAGGCGTTCCTTTTGGGAAGAGTGCTTGCAGCATACCGAGCCGCGCGAACTCGATCGGCCCCTCGTACTCGGCGGCTTGAATCAAGACGTGCATCGCGTTTTGCCACGGTCGTGCATCGTGCGTCTGCTTTGGCAGGCGGGTGATATATTCGCCAGCATCCTGCAGGGTCGCAAGTTTACCGCCGTCGGGCAGGGCAATAGGATCTGGAAACGGGGTTGACCAGGACACAACGCAACTCCGCAACTGAACGGTGGATTCAAGCGGCGATAGGGCGATTTGTTCCTATCTTCTGCGAGCGGTAGCTGGCTCCGAGAACATGCCTTCTATCGGGGTTTCGAGCGCCTCACAAATTGCGAACAGCGTGCTGGCGCTGATCCGGTTCGTGGCCTTCTCGTACTTTTGGATCTGCTGGAATGATACGCCAGCTGCCTGCCCAAGGTCCGCTTGGCTCAGCTTCTTGGCGACGCGAGCTTCGCGGATACGTCGGCCAATGACGACGTCGACTTTCTTTGCACTGCGAGGGCTCAGAGGTTTTTTCATGCTTCAGAGAGTATCCCATGATCGGGGCTCTTCCACATGATGAAACCGCCGCACTCGTGCATCACGATGACCCCATCGGCGATCAGCTTGTCACGGCCGAGCGTGTATTCGGCGACATTGCCGCCGCCCTTCAGGAAGCTCCCGTTCCAGTCGCCGACCGACATGCGGCCTTCGTCGATACGGAGCGTCTTGGCGATCTCAAGCAGTCGGGCTGCTGCGGCGTCAGGCTGGGCGTAGGGGCGGGCTTGGACGTATTTTTCGGGCGGCTTGCTCATGCTGCCGTTCGATCCGATTCCAAACTCGGCGGTCAAGACTTGACGATGTTCTCTAAACGTCGGCTACGTGCCGCGGGAATTTGAGTAAGAGTGTTAACCTTTTGTTAACCAGATCATCCCAGCCTTGCCTCATGCGGTGGACTGGAGATCTTGGGGAACTGGTGACCGCATAGAGAAGCCGCCCGGCCCGGACCCGGGCGGCTTCTTGCCCAAGCCCCAGTGCGATGGTGTCTCTCACGCAGCAAAAAGCCCGCCGGGTGAGGGCGGGCTATTTCAGGCTCGGGTGCAGGGCGCGGGAGCAAACCACTCATTCGGTCGGTTTGGTCCATGTTTGCCGGAGAAATGCATAGACGATCGGAGCTATTGTTCCGCTACCGATAACCGTAGCGGCCCACGGCTGGTCAAAGAAGATTGCCAAGGCGGAGACACCTAGCCCGCTGAGCGCGAAGAGGCCCGCCAACAGCTGACCGATATGCACGTCCCGCACCACGAATTTAGATTCGCGACGCTCCATCTCGCGACGGTGGGCACCCTCAGCCTCGAATTGAGCAAAGATGCGCTCGGCGCCTCCAGGCACAATGCGATTGAATTCATCAAGCGCGGCGGGAGGCGGCAATGGTCCGCTCCATCCGGCAGACACTATCTGCCGCTGGACTTCGTGTTGATTCTGTTGAGGCTGGTGGCGTTCAACCGACCCTTGCCGGTTAGCCCTTGGCTTTTTCACCGCGGACCTTCGTCATGCCGCGCTTCATATCGCCACCCACGCGCTGCCAATCGTTTTTCATGGCTTCAGCGGAGTTCGATTTGGGGTAGCTGGTGATCGGTCCGGCGGACGCAAAAGACCCCATCTGCGCCAACCCGTGCACGAAGCCGGTGACGAATAACCCTGTCTGCGATCGGGTCAGCAATCGACGAAATTTGCTGTTGCGGGTCATCGGATCTTTCACTCTCATACGCAGGCAACACAGTTATTGCGTATTTTGTTCCAAAAATCAAGTGTCATTTCAGTGACTTAGGCTATGCGCAGTGCGGGAAAACCCGAACAAAATCAATAGTTATCCCCGGAACGCACATCAAGGCCAATCTCGCTGTTCCTCCCTTGGAAAACCTAGCCGCCTTGGTTTTTGGCCTGCCGTTTGGCGCCCTGCTCATTGCCGAGCCCGATCCTCGGCTCGTCCAAAATCTTGTCGAGCGGCGAAGCGGGCTTCTTGGACGCAGGCATGGTCTTCGCTGGTCGAGCAGATGACGGCACCTTTGCGATGATAGCCTCGGCCTCCTTCAGATTTCGATGGATCGCATCAACGTCGTCGATCTGAGCTGCTGCTCGGATGAGCGTTCGGACGTGCTTGAGGGCTTCGATCGGGTCCATTTCGAGGCTCCAGTGGTTCGAGCGTTTAACGTTGGGTCGTATCGAAAAATTCGCGCCAAGTCCGATATGACCGCTCACCCGTGGCCGCCGTCCAGGCATGCACCTTTCCATTCTTTTCGACGCGATAGCGCCAACCGTTAGCCTCGTTGGGGAAGCGTTCTGCGGTGGATGCCAAATCAACGTCGTCAACCACTGTGTCGCCGTCAACCGCCGCTCGAAACTGTTCGACGCTGCGGAAATTGACCAACCCGCCTGGCATCATCGCAGCAATGCGGCCGTTGGCTTGCACCGCATATGGCACTCCAGCATAGACGCCGTCTGGATTGAAGGCGCCGGCAGCTACGCGGTCGATCGTCACTGTCGACGACTTTCCGCCCAGACCAGCGCGACGGCCTTGGGGCCCGGCTAGGGTCCGCAGCAAATCCTCATGGCGCAAATTCGGAAGCACCAGAACGAACAATAGGCCCAGCAATGGCGAAAGTATTACGGAAAGAATGAACCATCCAAGGCCGCTCCGGCCCCGCGCGCTGGCCGCCACGCCGACGAGCACCGCAAATACCAACCAAACAAGAAAGATTTCCATCGCAGCAATCGTCCCCCAAGCCACAATGATCGAAGCGCAACTTACGGGTGAGGGCAACCCCAGCAATCGTCAAGGCATCTCTTAGGACGGCTTCCAACCTTTTAGATCTTCAATAATCTGCCGGAAGACCATTTTTACTTCCGAAACTTGTGCCATGTTTGGCAGTATGGTCTCGCCGGGTAGATCACCGCTGCCAGCGCTCCCGTACACTGCGAGAATGCTGTTATCGAAGCCGCCGATGTCGGCGTCTCCAGCAAGAAACTCGTGTTGGGGAAAGGCGGCGTCTAACTCTGCAATGACGCGTTCGACAGCGGATGCGGACGCGTCCGGCGTGAGCGTGAAGATGAACGTACCCATTTAGTTGATCTTCCGGTATCCCGCTTCTGTCAGTTTGACCTGGTCGTTCACGATCTCGACCAGACCCATCTCCAGGAGCTCGCTCAATTGGTCTTCCGTGATCGGCGACATCTTTAGCCGGTTGGCGTAGATATCGCGGAGCGTCCAGTCGAGATCGATATTGTCTTTCCAGTTTCGCATCCCTCACCACATCTTTCCGAAATCGCCCGCCGCATTCTGTCAGCTGCTTACATCCCGCATTTTACCCGATGGCGGGGAGAGCGTCATCGAGGATGCGTTGCCTAATTCAATTTTGATGCTGCCGCAGCTGGCTGCTGAGGTTGCTCCAACATGGAAAGCGAGTTCTGCAGGGCATTAATCAGGGCTTGGGCTGCCGCCGGGCTGCATCGCAAACGTCCACTCGTGGCGAACTTGACGTTTACGTCGTTACTGTCTGCTACCGGCACCAATATCCTTTGAGCAAGCTCGACCTGAACGGCACCGTTCATTACGCCATTGGCACCAACGACGTCGAAGTAAACCACGGGAGCGCTTGGGACATCTTCGTAAGGCGGCGAGGCAGGTGCGGTCGTTGGGTCTGTCATTATATCCTCCCGGTTTTTTCGATTATCAACCGCTTGCCAAGGTTAGTCCTTTTGCATCTCGTCATCTGCGTTTAGGTGACGCACGCGATCTCGCATGCTACTGTTAGCATACGGGAGACCTTACCGGGGCCGGTAAGATGGCATGCCAACCTATCTCGTTCGAATTATCGAGACCCGCGATCTCGTCGGGGTCTTCTCCGCCGACAATATTCATCAGCTCATCATCATCGTCGACGAATGCACCGAGCCAGACGACTGTGAATATACGCGCATGGGCCCGGGCGGCATCATGTGGACGAGCCCGGCGATACCAATTCCGATCGCGATCCCTGAGGATGCAGACGGTGGGGAGCCAGATCCTATGCCGTGGGGTGACGCCAGCGTCACTGAGTCCTGGTGGGACTACTTCTACGGATACGCTGCCTATCGCTGGAAGCGATTCTTTCCTGACGATCCGCCAAAGCCTAAACAGCCAGTGCCGCCCCAGCGTCCGGGGCCAGGGCATGTGGTGCCGTTTAAGAAGAAGCGAGAATGA